TACGAAGTCATCGACTGCTATTGTATCTGTAGTGAACACTCTAACGGTTTCTGCGGTTGAACCAGTAGAGGCTTGTGGCGTACCACCTGTTGGAAAGCGTACCTCGATAGCCATTAGGAGTATGTCAGGAGAACGGTTATGTCCCCTGGATTCTGACTGGCAGGGAGGAAGAAGGACATTCTGTCGGTGTTAGCCATGGTGGGAGATGTTGAGTAGGACAGCACTGAATATGAAGACGAGAGAACCATGTCGGAAGTGCCCAGGTAAGATGTGTGAACTGGGTTGGTAGTTTTGTATGGGTGGGCTGCTGGTAGCGATCCCGTCATGGAGTATTTATGTGCTAAGTATCCTTCAATGCTCTCTCTGTCTGTCTGACTTAGTGCGGTATCAAACAGCATCAGTTCGCTTATAGATCCGCTATATACCTTGGCCTGGAATGAAGCAGAACGCTCTCTTTCCGCACCCCCGATAGCGTTGAGGGTCCAACCTCCAGTGCTAGAGTTTACGGTTAGGTTTTGGTTGAGATACTTCGTTGTAGCACCCGCTGCCTCAATCACATACTCGGACGCCTTACTCACTGTGGCTGAAGAGTTACCTATAGTAAGCACACGAATCTGGTCTGTGGCTAAATCGTCATTATTGAAGTTATACTGGCCACCTGAGTCGTTCCGCACTCTGAGGTCTCCACCATGGTGGCCCCACCGGGTTTGCCATGAGGTATTAGTGTGGTCTGAAGTGCCCATGATCGGTCGATTGTTGCCACTAACGAAGTCCCCTAAGACTGCAACTGCTGTAAGGTCGGCATCATAAACCAACTTGGCTTCTCCGGCAGTCATTACCAATACGGAGTCAGACCCGTCAAACGCAACAGCCTCACTTGAGCCGGGGCCACTATCGGATTGCCATTCCGGTTCGACCGTAGCCTCGAACTTAGCAAAGGCTCCATCTCTGCCCTGACAGTTGGAATACCATGTGGGTACAGCATCGTCCTCAGACGCTCCAGCGGGGGCACCAAGGTCGTCTGCCTTTAGGTGCCACAGCAAGTCGCCTAGGGCTTCATTGTCTACAGTCCATCCGCTATGTGTGTCACCCGGAGAGGTTATTTGTGCATTGAAGGTGGCTGTACCGGACGCTATCTTTGCCTGCACACGGTCCAAGGTGAAAGAACCTAGCCTCCACTCGATGCCGCCAATACAGTACCCCCCTGTAAGGCCAGTCTGACCCCCAAAGGTAAGTTCAATGGTTGCCATCGGGCCTCCCTAAAAAGGCCTCTCACTAACTGGCAGTAATCTTCAACCCGAGTGTACCAGCAGCAACCTGTACGGTATCACCTGTGTTTACAACCGCTGCGTCGGCCCATTCGCCTACAAAGACACAAGATGCGGCGGTGGGAACCGCATCGGTGGAGATGTGAATACCATAGTGGGTGACTGTGCCCCAGGTTCCGGTGGCGTTGGTGGTGAACTCTGCAACGGCATCTAGGTCACACGAGTTGGTGCCGGTGGCAATGGCCTCAGTGGATCCTACATTGCTGGTGAATGTCACCGTCTGGGCCACATAGTTGGAAGTTGCGCCACCAACGACCTGATTAATCTGGTCGCCGCCACTGACCGTCATAGCATCCAACAGGGCATCGGTTAGAGTGCCAGTTGAAGTGTACAAGACGAGTTTGACAGTTACCGTACCGTCCAGTTGTGCGTTCACAGTTCCTAAATCTTCGCTGCAAAACAATCTATTAAGGAGGACTTGCTCCCCCACATTCGTAAGTCCCATTAGTCTTCCCTAACTTTTAGTTCGCCAGTACCGAAGGCTATCTCCTCCTCCGGCGCTGTTGTTATGTTCGTGTCAAGTGCTTCCCAGTATAGCAGATTGCCAACTGTAGCAGCGTCGTAAATACCAATGCCCACAATGATCTCTTCCGTCCAGCCACCAAGGACTGTTTCGGTATTCCAAGACACAGTGCCTACATTGTCGATTAACTTCTTGTCACCCTCTGACTTCACCGCCGACCAGTACGGAGCAGTGGAGCCGTCAGTGTTTACCAGGGTCCTATCTAGACCTGGGCAATCCGTTGCAGCCTCACCGTCCCCAGTTGGGTTCGCAGTGAGAAGAGCAACCCATGTTGCAGTGACCCCCGTGACCGATGCACCACCGATCAGTGACAAGCACTTTTGCGACCAGTAGTGTGTCTTACCTGTCACGAGGGTCCCCTCAATCAAACTTAGGCTGCGGTAGTTCCCTTGTGACAGGGGATCGCAATCATCTTCTTGGGGTCCATGCGAACGGCACCAAGACTGAAGTCGTGGTAACACTGCAAGGAGTACCCGCGGTCTGGGATCTCGTCGAATCGAACCGTCATTTCGTCACCCATGCCGAAGATGTTCGCATCCTCTGTGTACATCCAAACGTAACGACCATTGGCGGCGGTTGTTAACGCACCCGTTGCATAAGCGTCGTCATTGGCTGACGCAGCCTCCTCTGCAATGGTAAGTGTGCCGCACCCTGAGAGAACAGTCTCTTTCGGAATCTGATTGCAGACACGGAACTCACAACCCAGGAACGGAACAGGTTGCCCGTACATGAGAGGCTGGAGTGCGTTGTAGTCTGAACTGGTGTACTGGGCTTCGTGCATCAAATCATTGACCTGATCCGGGTGGAGCACAACGTAAATGCGCTGTCCCTGCCAAGCACCGTTCGTCTGAAGAACATTGAGGCCAGTCAACAACTTCTTGATGTGAAGCCCTTGTGCCGCATCAGTACCAACTGTTCCAGCAGACGACGCAACGCCAGTACTGCCAATGGTCTGGACGTCACCCTCGACGATCTGCTGACAGCCAAACTCCTGTGTAAGGGAGAAGGTGGGGTCTACCGCAGTGTCGGCAGGGGAGGTACCAAAGCCGATACCCCCTAGTTCAGCGACAATCGCAGCACCAATAGTTCCGCCAATGTTGTCGCCAGAAGCAGAGGAAGCATCATTTGCTGTTCCAGTCCCTGCGCCACCAAGCAGGTCGGTAGAAGAGCCCTCTGCCAGTGCGTCAGCAATCGCAATCGTGCTACCGTAAGCGGCATCGCAGTCCTTGCGGAAACCATGCAACTGTACTGTGGCTGTGTCTGCGAGAGCCGTACCATTGATAGTCACGCCACCCCTGAAGGCATTGAGGATAACCTCGTCCTTCTTGCGGTTGAACGCCGCTGCCACGTTGGCAACATAAGCACCGTCAGGCTGGATCGCACGCATGAGAGCACGCTCGTCACGAGGATCAAAGAGTTCAGCGAACTCATGGAACTCAGGACGAAGTTCTCTACGCTCGTTGTCGGTTTCCTTGTACGGCTTGTCGCTACCGTTAGCACCGTACTGCTGACCACGGTCACGGGTCGTCAGGGTTACCGACTTGTAAGAGTCAAGCATCAGGGGGTCACCGCGAAGTACCTCAGGCATGCAGGTATCAGACAATGCAGAATGTAAGGTCTGCGCCTTCAGTCGAATCATGTCCGCATAAGCGGTCTTGAACAACTGTGTGTAGTTATTTGAGGCACTGTTGGCGGCGCCACCTGCTGTGGTACCGGGCCAAGAAGCGCCAAAACCTGGATATGCCATTAGACATTTCCTCCAAACAAAGTATTAAGTTTGCTACGGAAGGTTGTCCAACACATGGGCCCGCCTTGGTAACTACGCTTACCCTTCTCGCCAGTCTTTCCCGGTGCCAGCCCCGCCCGAAGGTTATGGAGCATTGCTAGATTACTCCATGCCCTTATCCTTGTCAAGTACCTCTTTGGGTTTCCCTACACTANTGTTACCTGTTACCTTCAACTTGCCCAGAGGGAACGAGAACGGCTTGGTCTCCTTCTCCTNCTTATCCTTGTCGGAGTCTTTACTCAAGCCCCACCCCCTTGAACGGATTCGGCTTGAGGCGTGCGTCAGACACCCCCTCATAGCCACGGTTGACCAAGTCGGTGATCTTCTCGTAGTACTCGACCTTTATCTTCTCGTGCTCGGGGTCCCTTATGTCAGAGAACGCTTTCATCTTCATTATTTCCCGAACCCGAATGGCAATAGCCATATCATCGGTCTCTCCAGCCATGCTGTCTCCTTGACCTTGTGTTGGTGCACTGCCGTCCATGAGCAGTTGCCCGATTGTTGTAAATAACTCATGAGATCCCTCGTCGCGTAGGTCAACACCAGACAGGGCTTCTTCTAGAATCTTACTATGTTCGGAAAGGGCTTCGACAGCACCTGCTGCGACTCCATGCGCCATGTCATAGTTATCGCCCCACTTCCCCTTCAGGCGATCCTCTGAGGCCTTCAGTGACGCTTCCGCTGCGTCTGCCGCCTCACCCTGCGCCTTGGCAAAGTGGTCAAACTGTCGCTGCGTTAGGTTGGCAGAGTGCGCCATGGGCTTGAAGCCCGCCAGCATCTCCTCCATACCCTCACCCACTGTGTAACCCTCAGGAGATTCCGGCATTCCCATCTTCTGGTAAAACGACGATACCTCCTCGGCTGACGAGTCGGCATTCGGAATACGAACAGAGTTACCCATGCGACTCTGCAACTCCTGGTAACTCTTAGCAAGAGAGTCCACGTCATCAAACTTGCCCAGGATCTTATCTTCGACCACCGGGGTTTCGCTATCCTCCACTACTCTTCTCTTTTCTAGCGTTCTCTATCATGGCGTATATCTTCCAGTACGCCGAACGCAATCCGTGCCTCTTAGACATGGCCAAAGGATCAATATGCACCCTCAGTAGAGACCCCTCGGCCTCATGGCTCTTGTTTACCAACTCTTCAGGCTCAAGTGTATCCTTAGCACCGAACATAGATTCTAGGTGCTTAAGTACCCTCTGACCCGCTGGATTATCAAACACAGCAAGATATGCGTCATTTAGCGGCATTCTTCTCTTTCCATCCCCAGCCTAGATTTGGTATATACTTGTCATACCACGGGGGCGGGGTCCAAGAAGCGCCTGAAGTGGTAGTGTGCAGACTGCGGGTCTGTGTCCCTCTCCTATGCATCTCACCAATAGCCGTGTTATTGGAAACGTGTTCTCGCATTAACTGGTACCTAGCGAAAAGAACAGGAGCAGACGTCCCGAGATTCAAACTACCGCTCTTGCTAGCCCAAGAGTATAGGGAGTCCAGTTTTCCTAGAGCCTTCCTGGTTCTACTATAACCGTCAGTTGGCTTACCCATAATGTTGGCGAACATCATTCCTACACTGCCTACACCTCTCGCCCTATTATGGAACTCACTGACGTTCCGCAGAAACTCTCCGCCTTTGGTTCCTGGACGCAACATTGCGAACGGCTTTGGAGCAGTAAGAAACGGGGTTGCCCACTCGCTTACCATTTGGGTTACTCGACGTCGTTTGTCTATTGGCCCCAATGTGGAAGGACGCATGGCATGCTTGAATACGTCATGACCCGCCTTCCCCATTTTTTCTTGAAGTTTCCCAAGTTTACCTAGCGTTCTTCCAACAGCACTAATAACCTTGTGCTTTATGGGGTTGTCTAGTTTGCTCTTTGCCGCCGCTGCGTCCCCAATCCAATCAGCATGTCGCAGCATTTTCCACTTCTTTGCAGCAACAAACGCCACTTTCGTTGCCTTATGGGCAGCAGCCAATGGGATAGGTATTAAATAACTTGCTGTCTCCAAGCCAGAACTCGCTCCTCTGGCCTGTGCCTTACTGGTACCCTTGTTGAACTCTACCAGATCATTCCCCTTGAAACCGGATCTGGCGGCTATTAAGTGATCGAACTTATCCACCTGGGGGCCCCTTCTGTGGTGAATCCTGTTGCATTTGCTGCAACCTATCTTGAGCCGAACGCTCCGCACGCGCCTGCCTTATTTCGTCTATTTCCTGTTGACTCCTAAAGATTTCCGCCGGAACGTCCGACATCCTACTATCGAAGGAACGTAAGCGGTCAGGGTCAATGTCCTCTATATAAGCAGGATCCTGTGTCGCTTGGTACAATGCAAGCCTGCGCTCCAAGAACGACATAACCCGTGCAGCAGATTCCTGCTTCTGTGCAGAGAAGAACGGGGAAGCAAACCTCACCACCGCTTGAACCTCGCCACCTACCGCATCAGCCATAGCCTCTGCTTCTGGTAGTTTACCATTCCTCGCCATGATACCAATCACCGACTGGATTGCCGGACCAAGGAACTCGTCATTAATGATGTCGGCTGCGGACGCAAGTCTCTGGAGGCTCCTGGCCTGCCGCTGCCTGGACTCCTCGGCAGAACGGGGCTGACTGGTAGGTTCAGCAAGAACGTCGGAGAGGAACGCCTGTCGGATCTGGTCCCGGTCGTCCCTGGCGATCTTGTCAGCAGCAGCGTAGTCGGCGCCACTACGGAGGTAGTTTGGGGATATCTTTACAGGTGGTCGTGTCACCAGCATACCCCCTGCTGTCATGTCCATGTCAACCATACTATCGTCTTCAACCATTAGTGGCGGGTTGAGATCTTTACCTGCGGCGATAAGTATTTGTCTCCTTAGTTCACTTAGCCCTCTAGCGTCGGCCCTGGCTAAGTGTCCACGCCCACGTCCGTACTCCTCGCCGTCAACACGGTGAAGCCTGCTAACAACGAATGGTGGAATGTCGTAGCCGTCCTCTTTAAGTATACGACCGCCTCCCGACTCACTAACATAGAGACTACGGTATTTCTTGGTTGTTTTTGCTGGGAGGCCACCGAACACCCGGTTCTCGTTCTCGAATACAAACTGATAGTAATCTACCAGTTCCATTTGCTTACCTTGGGAAAGGTTCTGTAATGCGTCTTTGCCTGGGTCCTTAAAGAATCGCGCTGCGTCAATAGAGGGCATCTGGTACCTGCGGGCAACCATAATGATACGCCCACCCTTACCCTGAGACCACCACATTTGACCTATAGGAACAGACTCAAAGGTGATCCCATTGTTTGAGTTAGGACTTAACGTGTCTTCCTCTATCATTAGAGTAGCGTTGCCTAGCACAATCAGATCCCGCAACACCGACGTAGACTCGCTATAGAAGTTGCTATCGGCCAGTTGGGCTAGAACCCTCTGTGCTGTAATGTCCAGAGTCTTCTTCGCAACGTCGTCGTGTGTGAAGTCGTACGGGGGGACAAGCCTCAACCAGTCCTGGGACGCCTTAGCCTTCTTGGTTGTGATGTCACCCCTGAAGGGCATCATGTAGTTTGAAATGTCCTGCCATGCCCCCTCATGGGCAGAGCGACTGGACTTCATCGTACTTAACCTGGCTAATAGTTCTTGTACTTCTGTCAATCTAACCTCCAAAGAAGTCCTGCTCGGGGAGCCTGAAGGACCTCATCTGCGCCCTTGCATTCCCTGGCTTCGCTAGGTGTAGCATCATAATAGCCTTATGCAAGGAGTCAATGCAGTGATCTTCCTGCCGTGGAACTATTTTTCCACTTTTATGCCTATATCTCCGCATCTCTGTCAGGATCTCCTTAGTTCCCCGTAACATGAATAAAAGGTTGCCCTGGTTCATCATATCCAAGGTCCGCTCTATGACGCTCATTAGAGCACGAGTCTTCGATCCAGTCATAGGGTCTATCATGTGCGCGGCCTCCGGCAGAACATTGACACCCATTTTCCTGAGTTGGGATACAACGGTTCCAGACGAGGTCTCCCTCATTGCGTCATGGGGCCAAGCCACGGGGATCTCACGACCACCCATACCGATCAACCGACTGCCAAAGTCAGCGACAGACATCCTCTCCGACTTGAAGTCCTGAACAACGTAAGTAATGCCAGAGTTTGGGTCGCTTGATAACTTTACCGCAGCCCACTTGCCCGTAGTGTGCGCAAGGTCTATGCCTATGATCTGCTTGTGGTACTTGGCCACCTGGAAGTCCGCAGTAGTGATCACCTCGTGTGGAACATTGTAGATCAACCCCTGACTGGCGACCGGCCTTCCGTACAGACGCGCCTCTGCGAATGGGTTGTTCTCATACTTCTTCAACAAGTGGTTACGCTGTTCAACAGCCATGTGAGTAGCCTTGGTTATGTCGTAGTTGAGCAGTCTCTTGATCTCACCGTTCGACCCCTCGAACATTAGGTACAGTTCAGTCTCACCCCTCAGTGGAGTCATTGCGATGTCTACATATCCGCCAGTCGCATTTGTACGTGCGGACAGTTCCTCGTAGACCAGCATTTCAGGTTCCTCGTCAATCGCTACCAAGTCTAGCGAGTAACCCTGGAGCCTGCGCCACCCCGTAGAGTACGAGAATACATAGGCCTTGCTGTACCCGTCGAACTCGCCGTTCGCGTCGAAGTGCTTGACCCTGAAGTAGTCGATCTGATTGGCCACCCCGCCCGTCATTCGGGTTATATCCTTTTCTGGATCAAAGGAGCCCTTTGGGAAGTAGCCAGCACCCCGGTCTTCTGGTGGGCCAATGAGTCGGTTGACTAACAAGTCACGTGTTGATTGTGCCGTCTCTCCACCTAGTCCAGCAGAGATAGGCTTCTCAAACCTGACCCCCGTATACCAACTAGGGTAGAGCCCTGTCATGTGATACGTGAACTTCATCATTAGAGCAGTGGACTTGCCCGCCTGATTAGCACCAGTGAGCATCGTTTCCTTGCTGTCCGCGTTTATGAAGTCACGCTGGCGCTCGTTCGCAGAGATAGAACCAAGTAGATCCTTCTCCCTTCGATTAAGCAGTTCCTGCTCTATCTCAATGAGACGAAGTAGTTCTTCATTCTCCATCCAGGCTCAGCCTACCCCTCTGTAGCAACCTTAACATTTCCACCAGTTCCTTGTCTGACTTCTGGTTAAGCCGTACCTCGTCCTTGTCGGTCTGATCCTGCTTTGGCAAAACCTGCGGTATTATAGACCTGCCGAAAAACATTAGTATTTTGTCGCCCTCAGTAGTTCCGGGCTCCGCAAGAGAAGCCATGTGTACCAGTTTATTGAACAGCCCAACTTCGACCAGCATGTTCAAGAACTCCGTCTTAACCTCATAGCCGTCCCGCCACACTGTGCTCGGACAGGGTAGCGTATCTAAAGAACCATTGGACCTCGATAACTGCCATATCTCACGGAAGTCGTCGTCCGTCTGAGAGGCTGAGAACGCATACTCATAAGGGATACCTACCAGTTCACATGCCGACTTGAAGGAGTGGCCAGACTCAACGGCCTCCTTCAACTTGTTCTTTACTCCAAGTCGGAGCATCATGTCATCATAATCGGACTGCCTCTTTGGATCCACCTTTGGCGGGTCTGGATTTGACACATTAACTCTTCCGTTGGGGACTAACATGGCATTCAAGTGTGACCGCTGCCTAGAAGCATACGACCACATACCTACTGTGATCAAGGCCGTGTCGGAGAACCATTTCATTTGCCCCGTCTGCGCCTACGACCTAAGGCTACTGCTCGAAGCGTTCGTGGACAAGAGCCCACACAACGGGGCGAGAAGATTAGTCGGCTCCAAGTTGGTATTCAGAACCGACTTATGAAAACTCGATAAAAATGTTTGACACGGATACCCGGTCCATGGTACGGTCTCCCGCCGTTTAGTACCCCTAGTTAGGAGGACTGCAATGCAGTTCAACAATCTCACCATCTCAGGCAACCTCGTTGGTGCCCCTGAGATGGACATCACCAAGAACGGAACAGACGTAGCACAGTTCCGTATCGCCAACAACCTCGGTTCGCAGGAGAAGAGGCACACCAACTTCCTCGACGTGACTGTCTACGGGAAGGGCGCCGAAAACTGCGAGAAGTATCTGGCAAAAGGCGACTCCGTGCTTATCACTGGGACCCTCCGCATTGACGAGTACAAGACTCGTGACGGTGAACCACGGAAGGCTATCATTGTCGAGTGCAACAACGTTCAGTTCGTCAAGTGCAAGGCGTGGGCTGAGTCTGAGGAGTACGTGGCCACTCCCAAGCAATCCAGGGCCCCGGTAACTGAGGAGACACCCTTCTAGTACCGCCGGATGAGGACGGTGGCTGCGCCGTGGATGCGTAGCCACCAAACTCTAGAGAATCACCATGAAGATAGAAGACCACATATTCAAGCAGATGTGCGACAGAAAAGATAACTACCCAGTCCACCCAGAAATGATCAGGCTCTACCTACCCTGCATAGAGGACTTCCGAAAAGTAGTCCCACCCATAATGTCGTCAGAAGACCTCGATTGGATCTACCTCCGCCACTGCAACCACGGTAGGGACTCCTCGCCAGCGTGGCGTAGTAGACTAATGTACTACATAAACCACTTCGTTAAACTCAGGACGGACCCTGACTTCATATCCTCCGAGGCTGCGGTATGCCACCTAACGAACAACCAAAACTATCAGAAGAATCGGTGGAAAGTCATTCGCAAAATGGAGGAGGCTGCGGGAGCAGACGGAGACGAGATCGACTTCGTTGAATGGTATACCAACAAAGGAAACAGGGACTACAGGTCGAAGAAGTATATCCCAGTCTCGCATGACGGTAGACCTGTGATAAGTAGGGACCACAATGGTTGGTATCCCACACACCATATAAACGGGCGAAGATTGCCTTGTAAGCGACTAGCACTACTATACGCAAAAGCAAAAGCCAGGGAGAGATTTATGGATATGCTAGAAAGGGTATTATGAACAAGAACGGGTACCATGCTATTGAGGGCAGAGGCGTGCTATACGAAGTGATCACACGTGTCCATATTGACAAAGACACGGTCACAATACAACTTTTTAGGGCCCACACTGTCGAGCCCTTTGGCGAGTTGCAAGTACCCAAAGAACACATACGGGGACTTGTAGCGCAACTTCTTCCACACGAAAGGTGCGCAGGAGATGCATAGCGATCTACTAGATGCCCTCTTCACTGAAGGCGAGATAATAAACGTACGGGGTTTTGGAGCCCCGAACCCCACCGGGAACTTCAGCACCATGCTGCCTTACGGTGACGACGACCAACTACGAACACAAGTCGAACGGGCTCAATCGCAGTTATCCAACTCTGGGTTCGGCGTTGCCGTACGTAGATCCGCAGAAGGCAATGGGGGACAGGGAAACCTACTACACTCCAGAGCACTGTGGGTTGACGTAGACGACCCCGAAATAACACTCGAAACCCTCGACGAACGTGCAATGCTGGCGGGGTATCCCGCCCCGACCATTGTCGTCTCTACAGGTGGTGGCGCACACTGCTATTGGTGCCTGGACGCACCCGCACCGCTACATACGCTAGACGAGCGTGGGGACTTCAAGAAGAGGCTACAGATTCTGTCCAAGGCTATGTCGGGGGATCCGAAGTGTGCTGAGCCTGCCAGGATCATGCGTATCCCTGGTACGGTCAACATGAAGAGACCCGGACGATACGAGACGCACATGGTGTGTTCCAGGAGTACCACTTACCCTATCCACCGCTTCCCTGACAAGGACTTGATTATCAGGAGCGGTGAACGGAACAACGCTATCTTCCAGGAGGCGGTGCGTCAGAGAAACCTTTCGGTACCCAGGGACGCTGCCTATGATGTTATCTGGGCAATGAATGAGGTATGCTGCCGACCCCCACTTAGCCCAGAGGAGGTTGGTACAACTGTATCCTCTGCCTATAACCGGGAGACGGGCGCTGGGGCACCGGGCGTGCGTTTTCCAGAGGCGATTGAGCGAGAGATAGCGATCTCCTTTATCCGTGAACGTGGAGATAACCTCAAGTACGAGGAGGGTTTAGGGTGGCTCCTCTATAACGGAAAGCACTGGGGGCGCGACGAAAACGAGGCATTGAACATGGTGGGTGCGTACATCAACTTGCTGCGCATCAGAGCAGGCGAAGCCGGAGGTGCCCAGGAAAGGCTCAGTAGCCTATGCTCCCGAAGCCTGACATACAGAAAGATCAAGGATATCCTAGCACTCTCCTCAACCGTGAGGGAATGCCGTATCAACGCAGAGGACTTCGACAACGACCCCATGAAGGTAAACTTCCAGAACTGCACCCTGACCTTTAGCGAGGACGGGGAGTTCTCTCAAGGCGAGCACAACCGTGACGACCACTTAACTAACATACTACCAAGTAACTACACGCAAGGTTGTAGCAAGCCAGAGGGGTTCCTGAAGTTCCTCAACGAGATCTTCAACGAGGACGCAGACGTCATACGATACCTACAGAAGAGGTTGGGGTCATGCCTCCTGGGTAACGTAGGCGACTCCAAGGCACTGATCATGTTCGGAGACGGAGCGAATGGGAAGTCGGTGCTTGCTGGTATCCTACAGGGGTGCCTGGGCGAGTACTGCTTCCCTGTTCCGGCTTCGACGCTCACAGGGGGCGAGGGTGGCGAGACAAAGGTAGCCAGCCTCCAGGGGAAGCGTGTGGGGCTGGTTCACGAGTTCGGCAGCAACACCCAGTTGAACGACGAGCGGTTCAAGATGCTCACCGGGGGCGAGGCTCTGATAAGTGGTAGGCATCTTTATGGCAGACACTTCTCTTTCCGTCCGGTGACCAGTTTCCTTATCATGTCGAACTACCTACCCACGGTCAACGACATGTCGCACGGCCTATGGAGGCGTATGGCCCTGATCCACTTCCCTGTCATTATCCCAGAGCACGAGCAGGAGAGAGGTCTCATGCGGCGGCTAGTGGACAGTGAGCGCGACCAGATCATGTCGTGGCTAATCGAGGGGACTCGGGGGTTCCTTCAAGAGGGGCTCGAAGAACCGGAAGCCTGCCGTGCCGCATTGGAAGACTACAAGGACAGCGAGGACGTGATCTCCGTGTTCCTCCACGAGAAGTACGAGCCCTTTACTGCTGGGCGTGTACGTATCAGTAAGGTCTACGAAGCGTTCACGGAATGGTGCAGGCGGAGGGGTCAGAAGCCCGGCCTGAACATTAACAACTTTGGACGGCTAAGTCACGGACGTATGATTGGTGAGGGTGAGAATCGGTGCAGGATAGACAAGGGGAAGAAGGGTGGTGACGTGTACCTCTTCGGGATCACCGAAAAGCAGGAGGAGCGTATCAGTTGGATGGATTAATCGTCTCCGGTAGACCGGGTCTCATGCGTAAGCGGTCGGGTCTCATGGCCCTGTTCAGTTTGGTTATTTCCTTCACAGCCCCAGACGGAATCGAGGTGACTGACCCCACGGTGTCGTCCTTTGGTGAATAGCAGGAGGTGATCACCAGCATGTCCTTGGTGTGGGTTAAGACCCATCCAATGGATATGAATAGGTGAGGTGTGACCTTGCGTGCCGCCTCCAGCGGTGTCCAGGAATCGTCTCCAACAATGTCCACCCACTTGACAAAGACCAATGTGTTTTGTTTAATCATGGCGTACTCTCCGTAGGGAGTGTCTCAGTCGGGCTTCTGAGGCACTCCCATTTTCTTAAAGAAGGAGTATCCTTGCCAAACGTAGATCTAATAAAACACATGGAGGACCCCTTGATAACAATCCCCAAGGACCCCCCACCCTGCATTATCGTCGTTGACACCCGTGAGCAGAAGCCGTACAAGTTCAAGACCCCCACAATAAAGCACGCACTGGCTACTGGGGATTATAGCGTAAGAAACTTTGAGGACGACATGACGGTGGAGAGAAAGTCCCTGGACGACCTGATCAAGTGTGTGGGGTCGCAGCGGGATCGGTTCATGGATCAAATGCGCCGCCTCCAGTACTTCAAGCACCGTATGTTAATGATCGACTGTTCGTGGGACCAGATCGACATGGGGGGGTGGCGAGCAGGGAAGATCACCCCTAACCACGTCAAGGGGACGCTGTGCTCGATCATGAGCATGGGGATCCCCGTAACTGTGGCTGGCGACCGCAAGAGAGCCACGGATCTCACAGCCCGTTTCCTGACGGGTTGCTATCGACGTGAGTGGCTATGGCTACGCAAAAGACTTATGGATAGAGTAAACTAAGATGCATAGGCATGGTGAACTAAGAGTGCGTCATAATGAGGCAGGACGAACCATGACGTTCTCACCGAAACTTTCTTCTTACCGTACAGAGCAGAGAGAGAGAAGGGTATAGTTGTATACTACTTCTTGGGTGAAAGTGTCATACTTCGTCATGGCTGGTTCTTAAGTAGTTGTAGGTACTAGACTTACGACCAGGACGAGCCATGACCAACCCCATGACGGAACAGGACAAGGCATGACGAGCAGGAGCGTAAGGATACTAGATCGGCTGGTGGCAGCCAACCCGGAGGCACTAACACTCGACGGAATGGACGAAGCACTCGTTGGAATCGGTGGTCCGTTCAATAATGTCCTCGCAATCTATGACCGAGCCGTCCTGGTCGTCATACTTCGTCATGGCGGACTGACCGAGGACGAGGCGCTGGAGTATATAGATTTTAACATATCCGGAGCGTATGTGGGTAAGAATACACCCATAATAGCGGAGTTCTTTACCATAAACGAAAACGCGCTCTAGCCAGGGAAGTGGTACATATATAGCACACGCGGCCTGGGCGGTGGGGGGCCTACCCCGGTACCTTATCGGCCCTTGGTGCGCCAGCCCG